AATTTCTTTGCAAATGTAGTTTTGCCTGATCCTGGTAATCCAAATATTAATATCTTCATTTTAAAGGAGTTCCTCCAAACCACATAACTAATGATTTTCTAATTCCTTTTGTAATAGGCACAACTCGGTGTCTAATAAATGATGCAAAAAATATTGCTTGTCCTTGTTTAGGTTTTACAATGTTTCCATCTTTTCCAATTTCTAATCCACCACCTTCAAATTCATTATCAGGAGATAACAAACAAGTCATAGATATTTTACGTACTGGTGGTTCATTTATACAATTAACTTCTGAATCCATATGCCAATCATAAAATCCACCTTCTGGATATTCTGTATATTGAGCAGGTTCTGTAAGTTGCATACCTTCAAAACCAAAATGATTTAAATTAGTTTTATGCATCATTTGTTCAATGACTTTATACATTTCAGGCATTTTATTAAATGGAATCCAACTAATATGAGATATTCTTGTTTTAGTATCATATTTACCTTTTGCACCGCCACCAACTTGTGCCTCTTTTTGAGGAAGAGATCTTCCCATTTCAATAATTAAATTACATTGTTCTGGTGTAAATATTGGACCTATGGTTTCTACAATATAAGACTTCCAACGAGGTTCATAAATAATCATAATTTTATATGTCCGTACTTATCTATAATACGTTTTGGTATCATAGCTTTATAAGGATTGTCTTCCTTTCTAACCTCTTCTTTAATAATGTGCATCTTGTTTCCAACGATGGTATCGTCATAACCTATACCATTAATATTAATCTGTTTCAAGTTTTTAAATGCATGTTTGTAGTTAGGTATATTTAAAAATTTATATACTTTATTTATCTCAATTTCTGGTTGAGTGACTAAATCATCATATCTTAAATAATGACAAAGTTCTGGATAGTTAAAAGAATTCTTTATGGCTTCTAGATCTTTTGCAATAGCTCCATCCTTATTCATTAACATAGATAATTTTTGCTCAATCGTTGTATGACCATATTTATTTGGAAAAGCAGTTGGTTCATTTTCAAACCATTTAATATAAGATGCTAATACATCCATTAAATCCCGAAGAATAATAATTACTTTAAATGGACGTTTGAAATGATTTTGCATTAACATAAAATTACCAGGTGTCATTACAGGACCGCGATCAATAATATAACGCTGCGGCCAATCTTTATAAAAGACATCAAAAACAGAATCTAGTACGTTATCTAATGATTTATGATCTGGATAGTTTTGAAATACATCACTTTGTTTAAGAAGAAATATATCTTTCATAATTTCTAATGTAATAGAATTTGCAGTCACTACCAAATTAGGATTTTGGTTCATGATAGATGCAAATAAAGTATTACCTGATCTTGGTAACGCCACTAAAAAGAATAATTCTTTAGTCATTTCTAAATGATCTATAGCACTTTCTTAAATAATTTTAAAGTCTTATTTTAAAGAACCGTTTGTTTTATGTTGAATACCGAAAGTAGGTTGGCTGGGTTGTAATAGTTTTTTATCGCTCATTTCTCTTTCAATAGTTTTTAATTGACCCAGAACATTGAATACTTCTGCTTGTGAAGAACCAGGAGTTAATGTTTGTACTTTATTTTGCATAATCTGATGATAGGATTCTAATTGATGTAAATTTACATCTTTAGTATTAAAAGTTCCATCATTAAATTCTTTTTTCAAATTAGACCACATTTGAATTTCTCGCATACGATCTTTAGCTGTTAATTCCATATTTGCTTTTGCATAAAGTTTTTCATCTAAATCTATTTTGAAACATTCTAATTTATATTCATCCGTTTCAGTTTCTAATTTTTTTTGTAACCATTTAATCTTTGCGTCATTTCTTCTGTAATCAAAAGAGAGTGACATTAAGTTTTCAAGAAATACATTTTGTTCTCTAATACATTGCCAGTATTTAGAAGCATAAGTTGGATACTTTGCATCTTGAAGAACTGAAATTCTAGCTTCTGTTTCTGTTCTAAATATTTGTTTTTTTGTCCAAGTATCACGAAGTTCATCTACAAGAGATTTAAAATTAAACATATCTTCTTTAGTTAAAAGATTGTTTAAATTAGTTTCTTCTTTTTGGATTAATTCCTTTATATCTTTTTTCTCAATCATTAAGAGGATACTATACTAATTATGTATGTAATTAAAGGACTATGTTGCGGTTACTGTTTTTGTTAATGGAGCTCCTGTTGCTACATATTCAAATGTAGATGCTATGTTAGCAGTTGCACTGGATCCAGCAGCGGATAAACCAGCGGTTTGTGTTCCCATTCCTGCTTGACTACGTTGAGCACCTGGTAAATTTGGACCTGCTGTCCAAGCTGAACCGTTGTATTCTTCTACGTTAACAACTGCAGTTGTTGTAAAACCACCAAAAGCTGAAGCAGCGGTTTGTGCACCCGTTCCACCCAGACCAGCTAAATATCTTCTAGCTGTTGCCATATTTCCTCCTGCTGTCCATGAAGTTCCATTATATTCTTCTGTGGTGTTAGTGTTATTGGGATCTGCTCCACCAGCAGCAGTAGTTAAAGTTTGTGTTCCTGATACCGCTGATTGACCTCTTGCTGTAGCCAAATTCCCACCTGCTGTCCATGAAGTTCCGTCATATTCTTCAGTTTCATTAACTACAACTCCTGTGATACCTCCAACAGATAAACCTGCAGTTTGAGTTCCTGCTCCTCCATTATATCTTTTTGCAGTTCCTAAATTACCACCACCCGTCCAAGCCGTGCCATCATATTCTTCTGTTACATTAGTTGCTGGAGCTTCACCACCCATAGCTAAAGCAGCTGTTTGAGTTCCTGTTCCACCTAAAGAACGTCTAGCATTACTTAAATTTCCTCCTGATGTCCAACTTGTTCCATCATATTCTTCTGTAAGTGCTTGATCTGGTGGTACAAATCCACCAAAAACTAATCCCGCAGTTTGAGTTCCTGCCCCTGCTGTTTGTGATCTTGCTGTAGCTAAATTTCCACCTGTTATCCAAACATTAGCAGTTGCAACACTTTGATATTTCAAAGCAGGCGTTGCTGAATTAAACCACACTTGTCCTTTAATCGGGTTAGATGGATCTGCAGATATAACATTAATCTTGCCACCAAATATTTGATAATATGTACTCATGTTGCTGTTACCGTTCTAGTTACGTTTGTTGCTCCTGTAAATTCTTCTGTGGCTGCACTATATCCACTTGCACCAGATCCACCAAAACCTAATCCTGCAGTTTGAGTTCCTGCTCCTGCTAATCCAGCTCTTACAGTTATTAAATTTGTACTATTTGTCCAAGTACTACCATTATATTCTTCTGTGGCTGTAGTGTTAGTTGTTGGTGGTACTTGTCCACCAAATCCTAATCCCGCTGTTTGTGTTCCTGAACCTCCTAATCTACTTCTAGCAGTATTTAAAGTTCCCCCGCTTGTCCATGAAGTGCCATCGTATTCTTCTGTGTTCGAAACTGCTGTCGTCGTAAAACCACCAAATCCTAATGCAGACGTTTGCGTTCCTACTCCACCCAATAAATTTCTTGCTGTAGCTAAATTTCCTCCTGCTGTCCATGATGTTCCATCGTATTCTTCTGTTGCATTTGTATTAGTACCTGGAGCAAAAGCTCCACCAAAAGCTGCAGCTACTGTTTGTGTTCCACATCCTGCTACACCATATTTAGCCGTTCCCATATTTCCACCGCCTGTCCAAGCTGTTCCATTATATTCCTCTGTGGCTACACTAAATGTTGCGTCAAATCCACCAAAAGCTAAACCAGATGTTTGTGTACCAGCTCCTGCTAGACCACGTCTAGCTGTTCCTAAATTTCCACCACCTGTCCAACTTGTGCCGTCATATTCTTCGGTTGCTGCACTATTACCTGGAGCATAACCACCAAATCCAAGTCCTGCTGTTTGTGTGCCTGTTCCACCTATACTAACTCTAGCTGTAGCTAAATTTCCACCACTCGCCCACGCTGCTGCAACAGGTTCTCTAACTTTCAAAACCTTACTAGTGGAGTTATACCACACTTGTCCGTTGATTGGGTTTGATGGATCGGATGCCAAGACATTAACTTTACCGCCAAAGATTTGATAATATGTGCTCATGTTGCTGTTACCGTTTTAGTTGATGCTGCAATATCTCCTGTAAATTCTTCTGTGGATACACCAGAAGGTCCAGCACCTGATGCTAAAGCTGATGTTTGTGTTCCTGCAGATGCAAAAGTATCTTTAGGTATATTCATAGTTGCAGGACTTGTTGTCCAACTTGTTCCATTGTATGCTTCTGTATTTCCAACACTAGCACCTACAGCTGGTGTATAACCTCCAAAACATAAACCTGCCGTTTGAGTTCCTGCACCCCCTGCTGCCTCTCTAGCTGTATTTAAATTTCCTCCACTAGTCCATGAAGAACCATCATATTCTAATGTGGTTGCTACAACTGTAGCTGGACCTGTAGTACCATTAAAAGCTAAAGCTACTGTTTGTGTTCCACATCCTGCTACATTAGAAGTAGCTGTAGGTATACTTCCACCAGCTGTCCAAGAGGTTCCATTATATTCTTCTGTGTTTGCCATTATAGTAAAAGATCCATTAACACCAGCAATTGCTAAACCAGCAGTTTGTGTTCCAGCTCCAGCTCTACCAAGTCCACTTGTTCCCATATTTCCTCCACCTGTCCAAGACGTTCCATCATATTCTTCTGTACCGTTCGTAATACCTGGTGAATATCCACCAAATCCAAGTCCTGCAGTTTGAGTTCCTGCTCCACCCATATTACGTCTTCCATCTCCTAAATTTCCACCATTTGTCCAACTTGTTCCGTCGTATTCTTCTGTGGCTGCTGTATAACCAGTACCACCAAATGCTAAAGCAGAAGTTTGTGTACCACAACCTGCTAATAAAGCTCTACTTGTGTTCATGTTTCCACCGCTTGACCAAGCAGCTGGAATAAGACCTACTCTATATTTTAAAACTTCCGTTGTGGTGTTATACCAGATTTGGCCTTCTATAGGATTGGATGGATCTGCGGATACGACATTAACTTTTCCACCAAAGATTTGATAATATGTACTCATAGGTTAAACATTTTAAATATTTATTCTGGTAATACGATATCATTGGGTCTTGCATTTTGTTTTTTTCTAAAATCATCTGCTGGTAAAGCATCGTATGCCGCTTGTGCAATTTGTACTTGTTCAGTTACGATTGCTTGTGCTTCTTGTACAGTTTTTCTAACTCCTGCAATACCATTGATCCATATGTTTGCATTTCTATCGTTTGCTGGAACTTGCCACACGTTGCCTGGAAAACCAGAGATTGAAAATTTAGTTGCATCATCATGAGTGATAAAACCTTTACCCCAACATTCTGCCACACAATATTGATAATTTTTATTTGCCATAGTTTCTCCTTTTAATTATTTTGTAATAGCCAACCTTGAGTATTATCTGTAAATACTAGCGTAAGTCCAGCTCGTTCTTGGTTTACTGTTAAATCTTCTGCAAGACCTTGAATGTTTTTACCGTTTCTAGCGATTGTTAAATTGTTAGTTTCAAAAGTTCCGTTGTAATCAATAAATGATATAAAATCTCCAAGAGTTGGTGATGATGGTAATGTTGCTGTGATTGCAGCAGAAGATGTATCTACAAAATAACCGTTTTTAGATACTACAGTAAGATTTGATGTTACTACTGCTTGCCACGCGGCGCCACCTGTAACTGTTGCAAAAGATAAATTTCCTGAACCATCAGTTTGTAATACTTGGTTTGTGGTTCCTGTTGCTGTTGGTAATACTAGTGTGTAAGATGAAGAAACAGTTGTTGGAGATTTAATTCCAACGTATTGACCTCCTGTTGCATCTTCAAATCTAGCTTCATTTTGATTTACTAAATTTATTTGTGATAATTGTGAATTTATATCCGTAACATTTGTTCCATCAGAATATAATAATTTTATACCTTTATCAGTGGCTGCAAAAGTAGCACCTGTTCCTGAAGTTGTTTTAAACGTAACTGCAAAAGAACCTGATGTTGAATTTTTAACTATGTAAACTTTTTCAGGAGCTGTACCTGATCCCGTATCTGGAACAATAACGTTAACTGAAGAAGTTAAAGTTCCTGTTAAATTTAAAACAGCGTTTTTACCATTTGATAATGCACCATTGGTAAAAGCTAAAGTAGCACCTGTTGTTGCATTTAATGAAACTGATTCATAACCAGCAATTGATTGCTGTAGAATATTTAAATTTGTATTTGTGATATCTCCCCATAATCCGGCGTTTTCGCCAGTGACCATGAGTTCTAGTTTAAGGTCTGTAGAATAACTTGATGCCATATTAATTCCCTATGCTTGTTTATTAAATTTATGCGGCCGTGTCAATCTCCGTCCAATTCGCTGGAGTTCCTGTATTAACAACTGTCCAAATTTGATTATTAATACTATTTAGTGACATAGTCAACGTATTTCCTGTTACATTTACATTGGCATTTGCTGTTAAATTTACACTACCTAAAGCTGATATTAATTGTTGACCAGTTACATTAACATCGGCTGTTGCAATAACTACTGTTCCTACAGCTAAAGAAGCAGTCATTCCAATACCTACAACTATAGCATCTGGTGAAGGATCAACATCTCCTAAAGTAGATGTTAATTGTTGTCCGGTTATATCAACATTAACATCTGTAAATGCTGTAACTGAATTTAATGTAGCACTTAATAATTGACCTGTTAAATTAACAGGAGTGTTTAATAAAATTTCAACTGAATTTAAATTACTTATTAATTCAAATCCTACTAATTCAATCGGATTTGATGCAATAGTAATATTTACGTCACCTAAAATAGAAGTTAATTCTTGACCTGTTACATCAACTTTTACATCTGTAAAAGCTGTAACTGAATTTAAAGTAGCTGTTAATTCTTGACCTGTAACAGCAACATCTGGTCCTGGATCAACATCTCCTAAAATAGTTGTTAATTCTTGACCGGTTAAATCAACATTAGCATTTGCTAAAGGTGTAACTGAATTTAAATCAATGGTTAATTGTTGTCCTGTTACAAGAACATCTATTCCAATTGCAACGGAAACACTTTCTAAATTAATATTGAGATTATTTATGCCGCCAAAAGTCCCTTGACCCCAAGTATCTTCACCCCAAGCTATATCAGTTGGACTGTATACTTCAATTGGAGCATTTTCATTCCAAGCTCCCTGTCCCCAGGTGCCTCTACCCCAACCGTCAACAATAGCCATGCTGAACTCCTATTATCCGGAGATTCTTAAAATAGCTGCTGATGATGTATCTGCTGGGAATTGAACTGTGAATGTTCCAGCCGTTGCAGTTTTATCTCCACCAAAATCTAATACGGCAACTACTGCATTTGAGTTTGATGTATTGTAAATCAAACATCCTGCTGCAGTTAAAGTAACTCCTGTAAAAGATATATCTGCAAAATCTATAAATGCAACTCCTGAAGAAACTAAAGGTGATATATTTGTTAAAACTCCACCACCTGTTGTATACTGACCAGTGTTCGCAACTTCATTTGTTGAAGTGTAAACAGTTGTTGCTGAAGTAAAAGATGCTGCAGAAGTGTATAGAGCAAGTTTAAAAACATTACCCGTAGTAGCTGTAAAATTATGACCACCTTGTAGTAGTTGTTGTTTAAAACTATTTGCAATTGCATTTCCTGTAAACGCCATATTTATCTCCTAATTATTAACCTTGTTTTTGAATCTGAGGTGAACCTTCTTGAAATTCATCTCGTCTTCTTCTTCCCATTTGTTCAATAGAGAATCCTTGTAGCACACTTTGATACTTTTGTTCATAAAATTGTATCATATCTGCCGGACCCTTTAAAAAACCATACGCCTCAACAAGGCATGCATACAATAAACCAGTGGGAAACTGATTACTTAAATATGTTGTCGTATTACTAACAGATAATCCTGCTGGCTTCAAGATATAATTTAATTGCATAGTGTATGTCAAGTCTGGAATTGGGGCCAATACTATTGTTTGCTCATCCCAATAACTAAAATATTTAGGTAATCCTTGTGCATTAGTGCTGTTATATTCATTAATAAATCCAGTATCTCTATATTCTACTACAGCATTAGGCCCTGTATATGCACCTGATGGAATAATTTGAGCTTCTCTTATAATCAAAGTTTGATCTGTTAATAAGGGTGTACTTACATAAGATTGACCTGCAATAATGGTCGCAGTTACATATTCTCTATTATTATCAGAATCTACTTCTCTTAAAATTCTATATTCAGCATCTAATATAAATCCATTAACAATAGTAGATGTAAATACATTTGCATCTACCTCCGTATAATCTCTAATTTTTTGTACTAATTCTGCGTATGTCATATTAAGCTTTTAATGTTACTGGGCCTGCAGAACATTGTGCCCCGCCGCCAGATACATTTCCTGTTGTTGCTGTACTTGTACTTAAGAAATAAAAATAATTCAATGGATCTCCAACAATACCAGATGAATCAATTTTTCCAACTGTAATCGTAAAACCATTTGCATTTGAAATATCTGTTACATTATCAAATGATGGAACATCTTTAAACGAAGTCTCGCGCGCGGGCGTGCCCGGGATCACTACTTCTGGTGGTCCTCTAAATCTAACAATATTACCCGTTGCTCGTCCGTGGTCTTCTGAATAAACATTAATATAAGTATTACCTGCATATTTAATTGTAGTAAAAGGATCTGGAGTTAATTCAATAATAACGGGTGGTTCTGTTCTATCAGGATGTGCATATTGTAAACCTTGTGGATCCGCTGTTGTTGGAGTTGGATCTAATTGAGGTTGTTTTGCTTCATATTCAGTAATATGTACCCATGAACCATTCCATTCTTGTACCATTTCTTGATACGGAAATCTTTGACCAGAACGGTCAGAGATCATGTAAGCATATTTTCCTCTAGATAAATTTGCCATTATGCGCTCGGATAGTAAAGTTTAGGTGTTATGAATGAACTTGATGAAGAGCCATCTTGTTCTAATGCTCTTTTTAATTCATCTTCATATAATAATTTCATTTCTTGTACTCTTTGTGGTGCAAATTTTTGTGTTAAATAATAAGTCAGTCCCGCGCACATACACGGAACAAATCTATATGGAACGTTTGTAATATTAGTATAAGCTCCAACGTCTTGAATTCTTTTTTCATAATAATAATTTACAACATTATTAACTTCATCTGATCCAGGAGTTAAAAATAAAGTAATCGTAATTCTATCTATAAATCTTTCTACAAAATATTGTGTAGGTGTACCTGTTGAAAATTTAGAAGATAAACCACTGTAAGCTGATCTATCTATTTTTGTAAGTGGAAAATCAACTACTGGAGTTTGCTCCGTATTTCTATAAACTGCTTCTAAAATATCTCCTGTTCCATAAACAATTGAATTATAATTATATACAGCAGTATTATCAGCATGAGTTGTAGCTGTAGTACCATTAGCACCTCTTGTAAGACCTGTAATAGTATTAGAATCTGTATTAGTTCCAGTATACGTAATCTGTTCTGATCCTATTAATAATGTACCAGTTGTTGGAAATTGGAAAACTGAATCTAATGTAATTGTAGTTTGAATTGCAGTAATCCCACCATTTAAAAAACTAAATACACCATCTGATGTTCCATCTGTTGGTGATCGGTAAAGAGTATAGACAGCTTGACCATTAACCATGGAAATTGAATTATTTGCAACTTCCCAATAATGTAGACCCCTGTTGCCCCATTCTTGAAACATAATGTTCAGCGAGCGACGAGCTGCTTTCATCTGGTTTCCTGTATTATTTACAAGACCAATTCTTTCGTAAGACTCTTCTATGATTTCATCAATAGTAAAAGTTTTTTCAAAAACTGTAGTGCCTGAAGAGGTAGCCATACTTGACTCCTACTTTTCTATAAATAACGTAACAGTTAATCCGCTTGAATTTGAAGCAACTCCAACACCATCAACTATTCCTGTTCCATTTCGTCCAGCATATAAAACGCCGTCTTCTGGTAGGTTTAAAGTTTCAGTTCCACCAGCTCCAACAGAAACTGGAATGTAAACTTGTGTGTTAGTTGAAGTGCTTACAGTCGTAGTATTTGCTAGACCATTAATAATACATGTTCCAGAAGTTCCTGTAGATTGAATCATGTAACCTCTTAATCTTGTAGGTCCTGTAAACAATACTGCAGTACTAATGTTACTTGCACATATAACCGGTTTTACATCTGACTTCATATTTTTCTCCTTATATTAAGGAGCCCTTTCGAGCTCCTTAAAAATTAATTTATTATGCTACTTGTGAATATTCAATTACCCATCTAAACGAACCACGCGCACTTGGTGTAGTTGTGTTAGTGATATTTAAATATATGTCTCTAGCTGCAGAAGCATACAACGGACTTGCCGCTGGTGCTGCATCGCTAGCAGTAGTATTTAATAATGTTGTATTATAGAAAGCTCCAGCTGGAACAGATGTTCCACCATCTAGAATTTCATCAGCTGCAGTTGCTACAATTTGAGCTCCTGAAGATGAAGTTCCTACTTCAATACCAATATCTCCTGTTGCAACAGTTGCTGCTGTAACACACAATACAGAAATTTTAGTAATAACTGTGTTTGCTGGTTGAGCAAATGTAGAAATACTATCTCCAGTAGTTGCGCTTAAAGTTCCTGTAACAATACCTTGCAATACGATTGCAGGGGAAGTTACTACAGTGCCGGCAGAATTTATTACAAAGTTATTTGTATATTCGCCAGTTGTTGAGTTTTGTACTGAGTTCAAAAAACCGTTTAACGATCTTACTGGACCAGTAAATGTTGTTAGTGCCATAAGTTTATTCTCCTAGTTTTTCCAATCTAGTCTCTAGGCCGTCGACTATACGCGTCTAGATCAGAGTTAATTTATGTATAGTTATTGAAATATATATGAATTTATTAAACAGCGCAAGGGATACCTGCATCGAAAATCTACTTTTCGGATATAAATAGCTAGTTTTAGCTAGCTACAGAAAACTCAGGAGCAGCCATCTCTACTTTAATTTGTCTAGTAGCTATTTCAGCTTCAGACATTTTAATCTGGTTAATGATTTCACGAATTTTTTCGTCAATCCTAACCATATCAAGAGTATATATTCCCTCTTGAATGTAGTGTTGC